AGCGAAGAGCATCCCAGTAGTCTCTTGCGCCCCAAACTTGAGCTTGCTCAATACGCTCTTTGAACTCAGCAACAGCTTTTTCTTCAGCAATTTTTTCATGCTTCATGTTTTCTTCAAGCTCTTCGCCAAGAGCATCCCAGACATTCTGTTTCTGCTCGTCGCCGAGAGCATCCCACATCTGCCACCAGCTTTGGCTAGGACGGAAACCACGAGCGTCTTTGTGGAGATCGGAGATCATATCGTCAGAGTAAGTATACATAGTTTAGTTCCTTTTCATTTGATATAACTAATATATCTGATTCGCAAGTGAATGTCAATAGAAAAAAGAGAGACCAAAGCCTCTCTTTATACATTGTTATGAATGTGAAAGTTTATTCAACGATCTCCATTCCTGTAATATTATCCGTATCCCATATACCATACTTGGTATGCCAAAACCACCAAGACTGATCATGACCCATAGGACCACCATAATATTCTGAGATTTCAGCTGCAATGCTAAGTTCAGTATCAGACATAACCGCCTCAGCATTGATACGACTAATCTCATCTTGAATAATATCCATTTCCATTACTATAGACATTATGTTATTAACCCCAATCCTTTCTATCTTCTTCATTATCATAACCATAACGATAAGCCTCAATTTCACCTTCAGTCATATCAGCTTTCTCTATTCTTTCTGATGTAATAGAAGCCCCAACATAGTAATGAGGATCATATGGACGACCATAATAACGATCTGCTGATCCGCGATCTTGAGGCGAACCGTGACGAGGAATTTCATCAGTTATAATCATCCCATCCGCATAATTATTAGCTATTCTTCGCATTTCAAGCTATAAGCTCCATACCATTATGTTCTTGTTCAATAATACGAGACTCGAGAATTGTAGACTCGGCATATTTAAGCATCTCTTTCATTTCACGAATTTGATCAAGTACATCAACTTTATTTTGACCACCAGAAGTCGTAGACATTGACCAAGTATCGTACTCACGACGGAGTGCGATAGGGCCAGTGCCCCACCAACCACTTGACTCAAAGTAAATAGTTTCACCGACATTTTCACCAGTGCGACGATTCTCTTTTTGCTCGTGTATTACTTTAATAGTCATGATATTTTCCTTTTCATTTGATATAACTAGTATATCTGATTCGCGAGTTAATGTCAATAGTTTATTGCATTAATACTCTAACAACTTCACCAGCTGGGTTCAACATTGTATGAACAACCCGAGTCGTGTGTCTCTGAGTTGTCCTACATGTCCACCAAGTTTCCGCTTCTGCTTGAGTCTCAACCAAAACAGCGCTTTGTGCCAATTCCCTAGTAACAGGACACAAGGTGGTCAAAGTTGTTCTCAATTCCCAAGTCATGATTTTTCCTATGCTAAACAAAACTCTTCTTCAAATTCATCAGCTAAACGCTCAAAGCATTCGTCGATGTATTGTGAGTTGTACCAAATTCTAAGTCCCATATACATGTCGGACTCAACGAAATTCCAAAAGTCAGTTGAACCAACACCAGGACGTGTGTTGAACTCGCAATTAACCGCAAGATCAAAACATTCAATTACGTCTGCTTTGATTGCTGAACCGTCTTTAAGATGAACAATTCTTGACATTTGGTTTTTTCCTTTTTGTTTTCATTTGATATAATTAATATAACTGATTCCAAACCAAATGTCAATAGCAAAATGAAAATGTTTTATTTCTTTTTTTCATTTATTATTTCAGCTTCTCTTGCTTTCCAGGCTTGTTCAAACCCAATTTCATGAATATAATTTTCGTGATTACCCCATAGTCTTTTAAAATAAGAATGATAGATGGCTTCTATGTCTTTGTCAGACCAAGATTTATCAATAAGTTTACCTCTTATAATCCAATTAAAACGATTAGCTTCTTTACGAATAAATGAAGAACACATGAAAAGGCTCCTTATTTTAGATAACGTATTATTTATCTAATGCTTTATCTAAATAACCGTGGTTACCTTCGTGTGTTGGGGATACCCATCCTTCAGGTTTAATAAGATCAGGTAATCCAAATGGATTAGGCCTATCTGATTTAACACCGGGTTCTTTTTGCATATTTGCCATCCATACACGATTCCATGCTTCCCACGCGTCAACACCAAATACATCAAGAGTACCAATAGCAAAAACACAAAGATCAATTAGACCATCAACAATTTCTTCAGGGTCTTTATTATCTAGTGCATCATATGTTTCGTCAAGTTCTTCTTTACACATATCAAGGCGAAACTTAATATATTTTGCCATTAGATCTTTGTTGTCTTTATTTTTTAAAAACCATTCGTCTACACCAAATTTATGGTGCATATTATTAATGTCGGCAACCCAATTCTCACTCATTCACTTCTCCTTTTAAGTGTGTAATCATATCTTTAATACGCAATTTTTCTTTTTTTGCTTTTTTTACAACTTCGTCTGGTGCTTTTTCGGCTTCTAAGGCTTCAACGAGTTTATGCTGATGTGCATGTGCATCTTCAAGAAATTCCAATCTACGTTGAATGTTTGCCATATTGTTCTCCTATATAAAGAAATCCTCAAGTGTATTAACTTTAACTGCGTTCCATCCGATAGCTTCAAGAATTGATTCTATTGGACTAAGAAACACCTTCTCAAATTGTTTATCATAGTCAATGTAGTTTGTCAATCCAAATTCAGCAGGCAAAACCCCTGGGAACGAAATAATGTTTTCACGAATAGGATTTGGCATTTTTAAATAAACAAACTTAATCTTACCACCGCCTTCAATTGACTCATACCTTTTATTTAGCTCAAGTTCTTTAAGGCGATTATTATATAAGATACAACCACGAACATGCATTGGACAACCTTTCTTATAAGTATCTCCTATTTTATACTTATCAATGTTGTCTGTTCCTGAGTTACGCCCAATATCTTCAGGTGGTAGTCGGTGAAACTCTTGTCGGAAATCTTCAATAAATTTTTGTATTGCTTCTTCACCATCATTCATAATAACTTCAAACGATTTTTTAAGTTTCTCACGACATACTTCTGGTGTTGACGAACGAACGGACTCAAGACCTGTAACTGATATTTTTGGAATTTCATAGTGTACACCTTCAGAATTTAGCGTATTCATAATATAACGTTTCTTAGCAATGAATACAGATTTGTCTGTAATTTTTTCGCGTTTCATACTCATTGCTTGGCGATATGCGCCCATCTTTTTCGCTAACTCTTGATAGCCTTCATCAATGATAGGTTCAATTTTTATTTGGCAAACTTTGTCAAGAAACTCTTCTCCTTTTTTGCGATCAATATCTACAGTACCAAAAGTTGCTTTAATGATAGGAGCCATATCCACATAGATGGAGTCAGTATCAATATATACGATATAATCTTCATCTGTTTTAAGTATTTTATTCATATAATTATTAACAGATTTTTGAGCATATCGAATAGAAAGCTGACCTGATGTTGTAATTGCCTCAGCCATATCGTTAATATAATAAAGGAAATATATATTAGCCATAGCGCCATAAAGGCTGTTCATACTAATCTTGATAGCCATTTGAGCATTGTGCAATTGATTTGCTTCACGTTTTAGTTTTTCTTTTTCAATAGGATCTGTTGCATTTTCAAGTTGTTGCTCAACGGTTAACATATTCTTTTTAATGATTTTACGATTACCATAATACTCGTCAATAATTTCAGGAATGATGCCACGAAACTCATTCGTAAAGCATGCACCGTTTGCGGCTACGGACATATTTGGTTTTTCACTTTGATATTTACCACTTAAAACCATATCTTGTGATACATAATCACGTTCATCCGACAAATAAGTTTCAGGAGACATATTATATTGTAGCATCAAGTGCGGATACAGAGAGTTCAAATCAAACGATACGATCCACGGATGCATACCGACCTTAGGATCTTTAACATAACCACCGACCAATTCGCCAGCACGTTGACCAGGGCCGCCTTTTACTGGAGGTACTCGTTTTTCTTTAATCAATTTACGATATAGAGTTGTTTCCCAAATTCCAACTGTACCAAACGCATCACCATAATTAACGCCACCTCCGTATGCAACAGTCATTACCAATTCAAGTAATGAAGTTTCATCTTCAAACCTTTGTATCAACCACGTATCCTTAAGATTATAGTCAAGATACAATTGTGGATTTTGTTTATATAAGTTTGTAAGGTTACCGTACTCAGAATAATCCATTTTCTTTTCGCCAAGGACAACATATGCAATATGATCAAGTTTCCAAGACTCTTGAGGACCGTACTTGTATCCAAACTTTTTAAAGGCGTCCATATAGTCAATTACGGTGATACCGCCGATACGATACGAACCCTGTTCTTTACCGAAAAACTCTCGAGAATATGGACGAACAGAACGCCAAGGAGACAACTCTTTGATACGTTCTTCACCTAACAGGTTTTTCATACGAGTAATGATGTATTGAATATCAAAGAACTCGACATTCCAACCTGTGACAATATCAGGATAGTTATTCGTCCACAATTGTAAGAACCGACGAAGCAATGCCTCTTCGGTGTCAAATTTCATAAATTGAATATCTTCTTGTGGTATATCAGTCAATGTCTTTGTTTTATCATAATCTTTACGACCGAGCAGATGATAAGTACTTGACTTTGATGATTTGAATGCAATAGAAGTAATTTCTTTATCGGCAAGATCCATATCAGGATACCCGTCCGCAACGTCAACCTCAATATCAAACGAAACAATATTAATCATTGACGAATCAAATTTGATTTCATCAGGATACTGTTCTTGTATAAATTGCGATACATAGTTTGTATTACCACAAACCTCAAGACCGTGTACATTTTTATATTGGTCAACGAATTCTTTTGCGTCTTTCATACTGTTAAAAGGTTTTGGTGCCAATGGTTTTTTAGTAAAAAGAGATTGATAATCTGAATCTTTTTGCGTTGTGATAAAGAGGGTAGGTTGAAACTTAATCTTTCTTTCAAATTTAATTCCATCTTCATAACCACGCCAAAGAATTGTGTTGCCAAAGCGCTCAACCGATGTATAAAAATTAGACATGTGTATCCTTTGTGTTATATGATAAGACTATTATATAATAGGTCATTATTAATGTCAACCATTATGCAGATATTTCGCTAAAGTTCTTTATTTTTTGAAAACGAATGTGATTATCAAATTTATCTCCAAATTGATGCCCACGATGTGAAATCACGAAAATGTTATCATCAGAGTTGAGGTTGTGTAGAGTATCAATAAGATTTTCAATTCCAACAGAATCCAGGGCTCCATCTAACGTTTCATCAAGTAAAAGCAAGTTTGTTGATACAGAATTACGGAGTTTTGCAACAGACCGCCATGCTAACATAATTGATAACGTAATACGAAGTTTCTCTCCTTCGGAAAATGATGCGTATGAAAAAGTATCCCGAAACCTTGATTTAATAATTTCATTAAAATTTTCATCAAGTTGAAAGTCAACAAATAGATCAAACGCGCCAAGGTACTTATTAATAAGTTTATTCATAACAGGAATGTACTGGCGAATAATACGAGTTTTGATACCACCGTCACGTAGCATAGTTTGTACCACATTTAATACTTCTTTATCTTCAAAAAGTTGTTGTTGAAGATTTTTAGATTCTTCGAGATTATTTGTATATTCTTCAAGCTTTGATGTATCAACTGCCTCTACTTCTTCTTCGGCTTGCACAAGCTCTTTCTTATAAGAATTAAGCGCATTCATTGACATTTTAATAGTAGCACGGTGATCACCAATAATTAAATTGTGATTTGCTAACTCATCCTCAACAGATGAGATTTCATTCATTCTATTTTCATATTCATTTATCTTATCCGATAATTCGGCTATTCCATTAGTTAATTCTTCGACCTTTTTACTCTTTTCGGTAACAATATTTTCTTTGAACGTATGTTCAATACCTTGCTTACAAGTAGGGCAATTATCATTGTCATGGTAAAAACTCAATTCTTTATTATGATTTGATAAGGCAATTTCTAAATCTCTTTTTAACTTGTTTGCTTTATCAATTTTTCCTTTTACAGATTGCTTATCTGAAATGGTTTGAATCAACTCTTCAATTTGAGTTTGTATCAATTCAATTTCTTCTTTTTCTTTTTCTATTTTTTCAATGTGTTCAGTCATTTTTTCACGAATTTTAATAACCTCATCTTCGCGAATTTTTCTTATTGATGCGTTGTGTTCTTTTGCGCTTTCCAATTTTGATTTTGTTAAATCAATTTGATAACCATTTTCTGTAATTTGGTCTTTATTATCACTTATTCTATCTTTAAGTAATAAGTTCATAGTGCTAAATACTTGAATATCAAGAAGGTCTTCAATAATGTCACGACGAGTATGTGCAGGTAATTCCATAAACGGAACATATGTTGCGCTGCCTAACACGACGATCTGATTAAAAGATTTGTAATTTAAGTTCAAGATGTTTTGCTCAAGATACGTTTGATAGTCTCTTGCTGCGGCATCTTGGTTCACAAGTTCATTATTTTTCCAAATCTCAAATATTGTTGGTTTAATACCACGGCGTATCATATAATTATTTAAACCAACTTGAAACCGTATTTCAACGACTGTTTCACGACCGTTAATGCTGTTAATTAATTGGTTTTTGTTAACTTTACGAAACGCTTTACCATATAAACCAAAAACGATAGCGTCAAGAAGAGTTGATTTACCGCTACCGTTTGTACCACTTATAAGTGTAGTTCTATTATCATTTAAAGATATGGTTGTCCATGCGTTACCTGATGATAATAAATTTTTATAACGTACTTCTTTAAATTGTATTTTCATCCTAGTTGTTGGGCCTCAATATATAATTCATCTATTAAATTTTGAATACTTACTTTATTTACTTTGGTATCTATTGACTCAATATATTGATGCAATATGTCCTTTGTGTCTTTTGTTTCGTCAAGAATTTCATCAACACCAGCATCTTCAAGATTAAGAGAATCTTCAATAGCCTTTACATCAACAGCACCAGCATCGGTAAGCTTATTCATAAACATATCATAAATATATGCGTTCGTTCTATTTTTTACTATAACTTTAATATATGAATTATTAATGTTAGTTAAATCTAAATGCGCAATATCTTCAATTGACATATCAGCGTCGTCGTAATCTATTTTGTGATAAACTGCAAACGGATTAAGTATCCATTCCAATTCACGAGTTTCGGTTTCAAGTATTCTAAATCCACGCTTACCTTGATAATCCGACCAAGTCATTTCATATGGTGCACCTAAATATGTTATATTATTATAAGACGACGGATGATGAAAATGCCCTGAGTAAACTTGTTCATAATGAGAAAATATATCTTTTGTTAAACCATGATCATTAATGGCGCCTTTTAACATTTCAAAACCCTGGATAGCAAAGTGTCCCATACATATATCAGCTTTTGACTCTGCTATAGATTTCATAATGTTATCTGAATTATTTTTTGTAATCCATGGTACCATTATAATATTAGTTGACCCAAATGTCAATTCTTTTGCTTCATCACAATATATATGGAAATTTGAATATTCTTGAAGCAAAAGATTCATTGAATTGACTTCGTTGGTATTTGTGTAATACACGGAATGATTACCAACAATTGCATGGTATTCAATATTACGTTTTGCAAGTTGGTCAAAGAACATTTTCTTTGCCCTATCAAGAGTTACGTAATTAACGAATTTTCTTCTATCAAAAGTATCACCAAGATCAAGCACAATTTTAATATTGTGTTCGTCAATATACGGAAAAAAGATTTCGTTAAAAAACTTTTCCTGGTGATCAAGAAATACTTTTGAATCACCTCGAACACCAAGGTGCATATCTGTAATAATTGCTATTTTCATTTATTTTTATTCTTATTTAATTTTTCTTCAAAATCTTCAATAAAGCTATTAATATAATCAGCGTTTGTATTTAGATGCAATTGCACTTCATTTGATTCGTATGTAGCTCCTTGAGCAACCATATTATGAGATGATTTAAATCTAATGTACATTTGTTTCTTTTCTTTTGCAATACGTCTAAGAAAAGCATACCAAATAATTTGTGTAAAATATGCAAACGGATTTGATGATTTGTTTGGATCAAAATTGTTGATATAAAGAAGACAGTTTTCAATACCGTCCATAATCATATCGTCTTTATAAGTGTAACCTGAGAAATTTGGTTTTGTTGCCAAACGATTCGATATTTGATATATACATTCTCCAATATAGTCAGGAACTTTTGGCGGTTCATCTCCTTGATCTTCTGCATCTCGTATTTGTTTTTTATATTCTATAAGAGCCGCTAAAAGATCAGGATTATTGACGTAGTTACGTTTTGCTCTTCGAGCCATACTACTCTCCTCATTATTTGCTTATTGATTTTATTCTAATACTAAATATCATAAATGTCAACAATATAATAGAAAAACTTTTTTTATTTTTTGTTCATTTTTTTGTTGACATATCCTCTAGATGTGTTATAATCAGAATTAATATTCTGGGAGTTATGGATATATAGTTTATTCTAAAGGTATTGTATATATTTTAAACGGAAATGATTCTTCAGAATATATTTCAATACGACGTTTAAAATGATTTAAAGTATAATTTGTAAATGATCCTATGGACAAATCATCAGCAATATCATAAAGAGTTGCACGATCAGAATCAGAACCTTTACGTAAAGATCTTCCAATTGATTGTAATACTTTAATTTCAGATTTAGAACCTGAAGCAAAGATTACGTTATCAAGTCTTTTAATATTAACACCAGTTGAGAATACACCATATGATGCGAGTATATCATGACGTTTTATTGGATCGTTTTCAACTAAGTGTCTAATTTCTTCACGATCAGTTCCTTTCACCCCACCATATACAAAGTGTAAGACACGATCGTCTCTCCGAAGGAGTGGTTCTAATACTTTCCCGTGTTTTTCAACCAAGTCAAATAATACTAAATTATTTTGATCTTTTAAAGACCATAATAGATTTCGAATGAAAAGATTTCTTTTTTCATGATTAATAATATATTCTCGTTCAGCAGGATATTTTTTCTGCTTTACTTCTATTGAATTCATTGCTTTACGAAATTGTTTTTTCTTATCAACAGGATGAGTAAGTACTAATGCTTTTACTTGAAAATTAGCGACAGTACCTTCATCAATAAGGTCTTTTGTACTTACGTATTTCTTAACTTTTCCAAAACAGCCTTCGAGAACAAGTTGATGTGTTTTACTTTCTTCTGATTTAAGAGTACCTGTAAACCCATGTCTATATTCGCAATTGACTAATTTTTCCATAATTGTTGTAAGAGATTTTGCTTGAAACAAGTGTGCTTCATCGCCTAATACAACACGGAATTGATCGAACCAACTTTTTGGTTGTTTAATTAAAGATTGCCACGTTGATATAACAATAGGTGCTGAAGTATTTTTATCTATACCACCTTGTATTTTATAAATTAAACTTTCGTCACAACCATAATCAACAAAATCACCAGCCATTTGATGGACTAGTGATATAGTCGGTACAATAATAAGAGTTCTATGACCGAAGGCCTGATAATAGTGTTGCTGTAGCAAATATATGATGAGTGATTTACCAGAAGACGTTGGTGATAAAGATAAAGAACGATCGTTACGAATTGCGTTTACAATATAATCGTTTTGATAATCACGAGGAGTAAATTTGCAACCTATTTCTTCTGCAATTTCATAGCCGTAATTATCAGGCACATTTTCTTTCTTTAACATTTCTTCTGGGACGTTTAAAGTATACTGACGATCTTCGCAAAATTTTTGTAAATAACTCATAAGACCAACATACAGCGTTGGGCGTATAGGTTGATACATGCGAATATAACCATCCCATACTCTTGATTTAAATTTTGGAGAAAATTGGTAACCAGGTGGACGAAAAGAAAAATAATTCATTATTTCTTGACGAACACCAGGGTCAGCAGTAACTTTCATATGAACCGAGTTTATTGGTTCAACGTTCACTATGTCATTCATACTTTTATATCTACAAATTCACCTTGTGTATATGCAGGAATATCTTTATCGTAACGTATATCGGATTGTTTCCTTAACATATTTATCTCTTTTGCTCGTTCTTCAATTTCTTTCCATTGTTTTAATTTAACTTCGGTACGAGACGCCGCCTCTACCACCCTGACTCTATCCTTTTCAATTGGCGGTGTAATGTGTTCGCTATTTGCATATACATTAGGATGTCCGTACTGTGATGCTTTGATGGTTTGATGTACATCAAATGGCATACCTGTTGATGGTACTTTCATTTTAGCCTCCTGCTTGAAACTTGACCCAGTCAATCATATTTTTAATAATAAAATTTCTATTATTTATCTGTCTAACAATATTTTCTAAATATTTCCCGCGTTCTTCATGTAATGATATTTTGAGACTTAGTTCTATAATATCTTTATCGCTTTGAATATATCTATCTAAATCGTTACGTAATACTTTAAGCGCAAAAGGTTTCCAACCACGATCTCGTAGTTCAAGCTCATCCATAGACCCATTATAATATTCGGTTTTTACTTTTTCAAGTTCTGTTAGATCGGATTTTAGTTTTCGTATTTTTAATGCTTCGCGGTAGTATAGATTATAATACTTATTGTGTAATTCAGGAATGCGGCTTGATTCTCTTGAAAGATTTGTTTCATCAATTTTGCAATCCTGAGCCCACAACTTGTTGATTTCGTCTATATCCATTATGCACTTCTCCATTGTATAGCATTTTTTACTATTCTATCACAGAAATAGAGAAATGTCAATTATTTCTTTTCATTAGCCTCAGCAAGTACCATTGCTTCGTACTCGGCACGGTCAACAACACCTTCGTTTAAAAGACGTTCGCGGTTTTTCATATGTGCCGCTTGAACTTCCTCTTTTGAACCACCAAAGTAAGGAACACAATGTCCTTCTTCAATCATAATCTCTGTAACCAAACGACCATCTGCCGCGCGGAAATCGCCAAGAATACGACCAAACTTACCTTTCATATCTTCACCGTCTTTGTCTTCGGTTGTGATAAGTTTAGCGTCTTTTTCTAATAGAGAATAAAGTCTATTCTTGGCTGCAATGCCGAATAATTTTTCCACCCGATCAGATGTTCTTGACTCAGGTGTATCAATCCCCATGATACGAACCCTTTCGTCTTTTAATTGAATTTTAAATCCTAGATCAATGTCTACGTCAACAGTGTCACCGTCAACTACTTTAACTACGTGTACATCGTACTCGTTTTGATTTGAGTTTGCCAATTTTTTAATTCCTTATAACTGTGTTATTTTTAAATCCCTAAATATAAAATTCACAGTTGCTTGAGGATACACAACATCCGTTTGTGTAGTATCAAGCTGAACATCGGACAAATTCGAGGGGAAACAATCAACAAAATCCATTTGAATATTAGGATTTTTATGGCTGTTCATAATTATTATAGATATGTCTGTTAGTAATCCATCATTACTATCTTTTAAAGTGTCGTATTGTGTAAAGTTTTCTGGGAAACCTAAAGCTTTTATCCAGTTAAAAACTTCAATATAATTGTTCATTGATTCGTCAATAATAAATGATAGAGGTAAATCACCATATGATACTCTATCTCCTGGAACAGGAATTAACTTAAATGGAGTGGGTTGGTCGACCAACTGCAAGTTAAGAGACGGTATGACAACGTTTTGTGTAAAAAATTGTACATTTGGCAATCTGCTAACTGTAACTACAAACTCTAATGGCGACATAAAATTTGTTATCATAACATCTTTCCTATTGACATTTCTTTCTAAATATGATATGTATATATTTATAAGGAATGAAAAAAGGAATCAGTCATGACTCAGTTCGATAAATCAAAATTCACATATCACGGTGGATATCTTGAGTACACAGGTACTTACGAAGGCCAACCTACATGGGATC